TCGCCCTAAAACTGAATTGGCATACCGAGTTCCGGCTTCGAAATTAACAAGAAGAAAACTAGACTCAGGAGAAAAACTAGAAGAGATAGATGGATTAGATACAACTATTGATTGGAAAAATACTGGAGACAACAGCTATGATGGTGAGAAACTAAAATTATTAGCCCACGATGAGAGTGGCAAATGGGAGAAACCTGATAATATCAAAAACAACTGGAAAGTGACTAAAACTTGTCTTAGGTTAGGTAGAAGAATTATTGGTAAGTGCATGATGGGCTCGACTTCAAACGCATTAGACAAAGGAGGTCAAAACTTTAAAGACATATATTACAATTCCGATGTAACAAACAGGAACAAAAACGGACAAACAAAATCAGGATTGTATTCTTTGTTTATACCTATGGAGTGGAACTATGAAGGGTATATAGATATTTTTGGTATGCCAGTGTTTGATACTCCTGAAAAACCAGTTCAAGGTATTGATGGATTACCAATACATATAGGTGTTATAGAGTACTGGGACAATGAAGCTGAAGGATTGAAGAGTGATCAAGATGGTTTAAATGAATTTTTTAGGCAATTCCCAAGAACTGAGAAACACGCTTTTAGGGATGAAACTCAAGAAAGTTTATTTAACCTAGTTAAAATATATGAACAAATAGATTACAACGAAGAGTTAAATAATACTGTAAACGTAACTACAGGTAACTTTCAATGGGAGAATGGTATTAAAGATAGTAGAGTTATATTTCTACCAAACAATAGTGGTAGGTTTAAAATTTCTTGGATTCCACCTAAAAATCTTCAAAATCGTGTAATACTAAAGAATGGAGTGAAATACCCGGGTAATGATCACGTAGGTGCTTTTGGTTGTGATAGTTACGATATTTCAGGTACTGTAGATAAAAGAGGTTCTAACGGAGCTTTGCATGGTTTAACTAAGTACAGTATGGAAGATGCTCCACCTAATCATTTTTTTTTAGAATATATATCTAGACCACCTACAGCTGAGATATTTTTTGAAGATGTTTTGATGGCGTTAGTTTTTTACGGTATGCCTATACTGGCAGAAAATAACAAACCTAGATTACTTTACTATTTGAAAAGAAGAGGTTATAGGGGATTTTCAATGAATAGGCCTGACAGAACGTGGAACAAGTTGTCAATAACGGAAAGAGAAATTGGCGGTATACCAAACTCAAGTGAAGACATTAAACAAGCTCATGCTGCTGCAATAGAAACCTATATAGAAAACTACGTAGGTTTAAGTGAAGATTCTTATGGTGATATGTATTTTCAAAGAACTTTAGAAGATTGGGCTAAATTCAATATAAATAACAGGACTAAACACGATGCCTCTATAAGTTCTGGACTAGCAGTTATGGGATGTAACAGAAACATGTACAAGCCTATCGCTGAAAGAACAACAAAGTTTGTAAACTTAGGTATTAAAAAATACAATAATGAGGGTAGTATTTCAAAAATAATAAAATAAATGGTTAATACTAATAGCAATAGTTCATTTCCTGATCAGGTGGTACCTGATGTAGAGAAACAAACACTTGAGTACGGAACCCAGGTAGGTAGAGCTATAGAAGGAGAGTGGTTTTGGTCTGGTAGAAATGGTGATAGATTTTCAACCAATTATAATAATTTTCATAGATTAAGACTATATAGTAGAGGAGAACAATCAATACAAAAATATAAGGATGAACTTTTCTATTAATGGAGATTTGTCTTATTTAAACTTAGATTGGAAACCTGTACCTATAATACCAAAATTTGTAGACATACTAGTTAACGGTATGTCACAAAGAAATTATGAGATAAGTGCTTATGCTCAAGATCCTGTTTCTTTAGTTAAAAGAACTCAATATGCTGAAGCTCTACATAGAGATATGATACATAAAGAGCTTATTAAAAAAACACAACAACTTACAGGGTTAGATATATCTAAAGAAGGTGGTATAGGTTTAGACCTAGATGATGAAGATGATTTGTCACTACACTTACAAATGGATTACAAGCAATCTATAGAAGTAGCTGAAGAAGAGTTAATAAACAACGTATTAGACAATAACAAGTTTGATTTAACTAGAAAAAGATTAACTGAAGATTTAACCGTACTAGGAATAGCATGTAGTAAGACTAGTTTTAATAGGTCTGAAGGTGTAACAGTTGATTACGTTGATCCAGCTAATTTAATATACTCTTATACAGAAGATCCAAATTTTGAAGACATATATTACGTTGGAGAAGTCAAATCTATAAGTTTACCAGAATTAAAAAAGCAGTTTCCACACTTGACATCAGAGCAGTTAGAAAGAATACAAAAATATCCTGGCAATACTAACTATACTAGGAACTGGAATGGTAGAGATAACAATAATGATATCCAAGTTTTATATTTTGAATACAAAACTTATGCTAACCAAGTTTGGAAAATAAAGCAAACAGCTAATGGATTAGAAAAGTCCATAGAAAAAACAGATACTTTTAATCCACCAGAAAATGAAAACTTTGATAAGTCTTTTAGAGCTATAGAAGTTTTATATAGTGGAGCTAAGATATTAGGTCATGACGAAATGCTAGAATGGAAACTAGCTGAAAACATGACAAGACCTTATGCTGATACAGTTAAGGTTAAAATGAATTATAATATATGTGCACCAAAAATGTACAAAGGTAGAATTGAGTCAACAGTAAGCAGGATAACTGGTTTTGCAGACATGATTCAATTAACTCACATGAAAATACAGCAAGTGCTTTCTAGAGTTGTTCCAGATGGTGTTTATGTAGATGCTGATGGTTTAGCAGAAATAGATTTAGGTAATGGTACAAATTACAACCCAGCTGAAGCCTTAAACATGTACTTTCAAACTGGTAGTATTATAGGTAGATCATTAACTCAAGACGGTGACGCTAACAGAGGTAAAATACCTATACAAGAATTACAGTCATCTAGCGGTGGTCAAAAAATACAATCACTAATACAGACTTATCAATATTACCTACAAATGATAAGAGATGTAACCGGATTAAATGAAGCTAGAGATGGTAGCACACCAGACAAACACGCTTTAGTTGGATTACAGAAATTAGCAGCCGCCAACTCAAACACTGCTACTAGACATATATTACAATCAATGCTCTATTTAACACTTAGAACATGCGAGAACATAGCCTTGCGAGTGTCTGATGCATTGATGTTCCCGTTAACTAGAGAGTCTCTTAAATCAAGTATATCTAAGTTTAATGTAGCAACTTTAGAAGAGTTGATAAATAACAACACACATGATTTTGGTATATATCTTAAACTAGAACCAGATGAAGAGGAAAAAGCTATGCTTGAGCAAAATATACAAGTAGCTTTACAAAGCGGTCAAATATATTTAGAGGATGCTATTGATGTTAGAGAAGTAAACAATATAAAGTTAGCAAATCAAGTTCTTAAGAAAAGAAGAATCAAAAAAATGCAAGCTGATCAAGCTGCTCAACAAGCTAACATTCAAGCTCAAGCTCAAGCTCAAGCAGAGACTGCTGAGAGAACTGCAATGGCTGAACTTCAGAAAAATCAAGCAATGGCTGAGACCACACTACAAATAGAACAAGGTAAATCTCAGTTTGCAATACAAAAGATGCAACAAGAAGCAGAGATTAAAAAAGGGTTAATGGAGTTAGAGTTTCAATTTAACATGCAACTAGCTCAAGTAGAAGCACAGGCCAAAATACAAGCGGAAACACAAAAAGAGGATCGCAAAGATAAAAGAACTAAAATACAAGCTACACAACAAAGTGAATTAATAGATCAGAGAAAAAATGATTTATTACCAAAAAACTTCGAGTCTTCAGGTAATGACAACCTAGGAGGATTTGGATTAGAGCAGTTTGCTCCAAAATAANAATTATTAACTATTATATTATATTATGTCAGAAAAAGTAGAACAAGAAGGTGACTTTAAAATGAAACCTAGAGACTAAAAAATTAACAGAAAAAGAAATTCCAAAAACAATAAAAGTTGATTTAAGCCAAAAAAACAAAGAACAAGAAGATGCCATTCAAGAACAAAAAGCAGAGGGCAGCGTGTTACGCGAAGAAAAAGAAGAACCCAAAGAGCAGTTGGAATTGCAAGAAGTGGGATCAGAAAACAAAGAAGAACCTCAAGCGGTAATACAAGAAATTAAAGATGAAGACGACTCAGCTNACGAGAGCGGAGTGGTTGGAAGCACTGAAAGTTCCAACACCGCACAGGAACAAGAAGAAGTATTACAGGAAAAGCAAACACAAAGAAAGCTACCTGAAAACATAGAGAAACTAGTTTCTTTTATGGAAGACACTGGAGGAACTATAGAAGATTACACTAGATTAAACGCTGATTACAGTAAAGTTGACGATAGTGTACTATTAAGAGAATATTATAAGCAATCAAAACCTCAATCTAGATTTAGATGAAGTAGATTTTATGCTTGAAGATAAGTTCTCGTATGACGAGGATGTGGACGATGAGCGAGATGTCCGAAAGAAAAAACTCGCTATGAAAGAAGAAATTGCAAAAGCCAAAAGTTTTTTAGAAGAAACTAAGAGTAAGTATTACGATGAGATCAAGTTGAGACCAGGCGTAACTCAAGATCAGAAGAGAGCTATGGATTTTTACAATAAATACAATGAAGAACAAGATGTGAACGGTAAGAAGCATGAAATGTTTAAACAGCAAACTAAAAATTTTTTTGGTAATGAATTCAAAGGTTTTGAATTTAAAGTTAATGAAAAAAGATTTAGGTACGGTTTAAGCAAACCTAGTGACGTAGCTGACAAACAATCTAGCATTTCTAACTTAGTCCAAAAGTTTATGGACGAAAAAGGTAATGTAAAAGATTACGAAGGTTACCACAAAGCTATTTATATGGCTGAAAATGCTGATACTGTTGCTAATCATTTCTACGAACAGGGTAAAACCGATGCCATTAGAGATATTAATGCTAAATCAAAAAACATAAGCAACGAAGCAAGGACTACGTCTAGCGGAGATGTTTATATAAATGGTTTAAAAGTTAAAGCTATAAATGGTGTAGATAGTTCTAAGTTGAAAATNAAAACTAAAAATAANACTTAAAAAAAATAAATCATGGGATTTAACACAAGCGGGAGTTTTCCTGCATCGATAGTGCCAGCTCAAAATAGAATGGCATTATCATCAAACTACTTAACTTTTGATGGCGCTGCTGGTGGTACATTTGCTCAGCAATATTTACCAGAGCTTTATGAAGCTGAAGTAGAAAGATATGGAAACAGAACTATAGGTGGTTTCCTAAGAATGGTTGGCGCTGAAATGCCAATGACATCTGATCAAGTAATTTGGTCTGAACAAAATAGATTACATGTTGCATACAAAGGTTTAGCTGCTGCTATAACAACTGCTGCNAACGTGCATACTGTANGAACCAACATTACCTGCTAGGTAACACTAACATAGCTGTTAGAAAAAACCAAACAGTATTATTAGTTGACAGTGCTACTAAACTAGTTACTTACAAAGTTTTAGTTACTAGAGTAGAAGATGCTGCTGGTAACGAAGTTGCTGATGGAGCTAATGACGCAGTTAAGTTTGAATGTAAAGGTTATTTGGCTGATGCTCAACCTTTCGGTGCTAGCACTGCTGTTGACATGTTTGTTTATGGTTCTGAGTTTAAAAAAGGTACGAATGGTATGGAAGGTTCTATTGAACCAACTTTCACTCAGTACTCTAACTCTCCAGTAATCATAAAAGACAAGTACCAAATAAACGGTTCTGACACTGCTCAAATTGGTTGGGTTGAAGTTGCAACTGAAGACGGTACATCTGGTTATTTATGGTACCTAAAAGCTGAGTCTGAAACAAGACTAAGATTTGAAGATTACCTTGAAATGGCTATGGTAGAAGGTGAATTAGCTGCTGCTGGTACATCTTTAATCGGTGACGACTACAAAGGTACTGAAGGTCTATTTGCTGCAATCGAAGAAAGAGGAAATGTATACGCTGGCTTTGCTGGTGCTGCTGCTCCTGGCGCAGGTGCTTTAGGTGACTTTGATGAGGTTCTTAAGAATCTTGATAAGCAAGGCGCTATTGAAGAAAACATGTTATTTTTATCTAGAGCTACTGCTCTTGATTTCGATGATATGATAGGTGCTCAAGCTGGTGGAGGTTATTCTTCTACTGCTTCTGCTTCTTACGGATTATTCAACAATGAAGCTGATATGGCTTTAAACTTTGGGTTCTCTGGTTTTAGAAGAGGTTCTTATGATTTCTACAAAACTGACTGGAAATACCTTAACGATGCTTCTACAAGAGGTTTAGTTGATAACATTGATGGTGTTTTAGTTCCTGCTGGAACTTCAACAGTTTACGATCAAATGTTAGGTAAAAACATTAGACGTCCTTTCTTACACACTCGTTACAGAGCTTCTGAAGCGGATGATAGAAGAATGAAGTCTTGGATTACTGGCTCTGTTGGTGGTGCTTACACTTCTGACTTAGATGCAATGCAAGTACATTTCTTATCTGAGAGATGTTTATGTGTACAAGCGGCTAACAACTTCGTGTTGTTTAAAGCAGCGTAAATATATACGTGGGGTGACTATGTTGCCCCACTTTATTAATCTTTAAAAATAAGAAAAAATGGCAAAACATATAAAAGTAACTGGAGCTAGTTCTAATCCAGTTTACATACCTTCTGAAAACATAATGAAGGTGGTTGCAGATCACACTCCTAATACATGTGTAATTACTTACATAGGTGGTGGGACTATAACTGGAGCAATAACATTAGCTGATGCAGCTGCTGCTAGAGCTTTGGAGGCTAGTATTAATGCTTCTTGGTTAGAGTGTATTAATGATGGTCCTGACGCTGCTGGTGTAGTTGTTAACACAACTGTATTTACAGCTGTATCATAAAACATACAAAATAATAAGATCCCACTTCGGTGGGGTCTTTTTTTAAATTATATTATATTATATTATGGAAACAAAAGAAAAGAAACAAACAAAAAAAGTTGAAACTCCTAAGAGAGAGTTAAAAGATAGGCATTATTATTTATTAGGTAATAAAGAACCTTTGACATTTACTATACCTTCTAGACATACTAGAAAATATCCATTAGTTTGGTTTGACAAAGAGAAAGGTTATGAAAGAGAACTTAGGTATGCTACAAATCAAAGAAGTGTTTTTGTAGATGAACAGCAAGGACCAGCTACTTTAAAGCATATTGTTTTTGAAAATGGTACGCTATTTGTACCTAAAAACAAAACTAACTTACAAGATTTTTTAGAACTACACCCAATGAATAGATCGGTGTTCAAAGAGCATGATGAAGTGGTTGAAGCTGTAAATGAACTTGATTACTTAGAATTAGAGATTGAAGCTCTTAATGCTGCTAACTCTATGGATGTAGATCAATCAGAAGCTATACTTAGGGTTGAACAGGGATCTAATGTTTCTCAAATGACATCTAAGCAAATTAAAAGAGACATATTGATTTTTGCGAAAAAAAATCCAGCTC